AGGATCAACAGATTGGTTACCATTATATGATGGAGATTTTTGGAACCTAAGATGGTATTGGCAATACAATGGATCAGGATCTGTTAAATATAATGAATCAGATAATATTAATACAACATATTATATAGAATGCCAGAGAGCAGCAGATTATATTACTGGAAAAATAGTTCATTCAGGAAGTTTTAGTTATACACCTACAAATACAGCAGGTAAACAAGGATGGGGAGTTGGAACTAATCTCAAAGGTAAAGCAAGAATAAGAATAGGAGGTTGGCCAGGTACAGGTGGCACAAAAGATCAATTTAAAGTAAATACCAATTTAAGAAGATTTATTGAAGATGATAATAGTATTAGTTTTAGCAATGCTAAAACGCCAAACTTATTAACATTTTCTGGATCAATACAAGAATATAGAGAATGGTTAGAAGATATTGGTAGACCTGCATTTGATGAACATACATTGAATCCTACTTCATATGTATCAGGATTATCATCTACATCATCATTTGATACGTTAGTTAGACATTATCCATTAGGAGCAGATACAATTGCTGTAAATCATGGAGATGTAAAATATCAAGTTTTATCATCATCACATCCAGCTCAAAATATATTGGATGCACAACTTCCATATCATACAAGTGCTGACGAACATCTAATAGTATCAGGAAGTTCTTTTGCTACTATGTCATTTTTTCCAAATGAAACTGACCAGAGAGGTAACTATCAAAGATTAACTGAAACTTATTATGTTCAAGCTCCAAGCATTGGAGGAACAAATGCCAATTCAACTAAAATAAGAATTGAAGATCAAAAATTAGTAGGAACATTAGATCCAAGAACATCTGCAGAAAAAAGTCGATATGATTATGCAACATTAGATTCAAATAGATTAGGATTATTTTATTCAGCAGCTGATCAAATAAATAAAGATATATATAATAATTTTGGTGGAATATCATTAGATGATTATTTTGGTGATCCTGCAGATGAATTTAATATAACATATCCTGATCTGAATAAAATAGCTCATGAATATTGGAAGAAGTATGATAATCGAAATGATATAAATGCGTATATTAAAATATTCTCTTTATTTGATTTTTCTTTGTTTACTCAGATAAAACAATTAATTCCAGTAAGAGCAAATTCTGCTATGGGGTTATTAATTGAACCGCATGTTTTAGAAAGATCAAAAGTTCAATTGATGGAACAACCTAAAATAACAAATCCACAATATGAACAAAGAATAACATTATCTACTGCGGCAATTGATGGTGCAAGACTTGATTATACAGCTTCATTGCATGATCCAAGATCTATTACATCATCAACATTACCATTAAATGCATTATTAGGAATAGAAAGATCTATTACATCATCAACATTACCATTAAATGCATCTATAGAAAACCCTGGATTGCAAATTACATCATCTGTGTTCAAACCAATTAATACAGGATCATTACAAGTTTCGGATATAAAATTAGCCGAACCAGATATATCATCATCTAGTATAATATCACATGTAGGTCCAGATGCATCAGATAATACATATCGAGGACTTATTAACATATCCTATTCATCATCAACAGTTCCATCCGATTACAAACTATCAAGTTGGCATCATAAAAAAACAATTAATGGCATTACATACTCTGGAAGTGAAAGAAGTCTAGAAGGTCCAGTAATTGTATCTGATTATGGATTGGGTACTGTGGTTGGATCAGATCAAACTGAAGTAGATTATGATAGAAGCATGACAGCCTCAGCTGCAATTCAAGCAGTAATTCTAGAACAAAGAAAATCTTATACTTACAAAAAGAAAGTAGAATTTTATACACCAAAAGATTTAGCTTTACGACATTATCCATTAGATGCATTTGATGCAGCTGGAACCATGCGTGATAACACTTTGAATTATCAACATAGTTTAGCATATATTAAAACAGCTCCGGATAGTTCTACTGAGTCAGCATTAGATCCTGCAAATGCAAGATTTGAATCAGTAACTCATAATAATTTTACTGGCCAGATGTTAATATTTGATTGTTATCAACCTCAATCAGATTCATCAAGAGGATCAAGTAGAATAACAATTCCAAAGGTCGGAAGAGCTAATCCGTCTGCAAATGGTGAAAATAATACTGATCCATGGAGCATGTCATTCCTATTGAAGCCAGCATCAGGTTCTCTAAATAACTCAACTTGGATAATTGGTAATGATTCAACAAGACCGGCATTTGGAATTGATCATAATAACAACCCATTTTTAAGATCAGAACCCACTGCAGATTTTTGGTACCCAAGAATTTATCCAAATGAAAATACATTTTGGAATGGATATACTTCTACTTATGATCTTGATGGTATAAAAGAGTCTTTAATGCATGTTGCAATAACGTATAATTCATTTAAAACCGGAAGTACAGGTGATCTAATGGGAAGAGTTCAATTCTTTATTAATGGAAAAAAGGTAGGAGAGCAACGAAAAGATATTAGTGCTTCTACTAATTCTGGATCATTCTATTTTGACGAAATAGGAGCAGGATATCAAGCTAGTAATATTACGCATGGATATTCAGGATCATTAGGCCAATTTAGATTTTATCATCATGTATTATCAGATGAAGAGGTAAATTATTTAAATAGATATCCTCATTTAAGAGCTAATAGAGACAGTAACGGAAGAGAAATATTTACTCGACGTTATGGAGGTGTAGCTGCTAGAGAAAAACAATTTTGGGTACCAGGAAAAGGAATAAAAACTAAAAACACATTATTTGCGCCATTTGTAAATGTTGGTCTTCCAACATCACATTCATTAGAACCAGCTGATTATATGGATGATGAATTTACAGGAATAACAAGAAAATGTTTTGAAGGAAGTAAATTAACAGGACCAGATTTTAACATAAATACCACCGCAACTACAGATGGAGGACCGGTAGTATCATTTACAATTACTAATCCAAATACATTAACTTCGAAAGAAGGGAATCTTAAGGTTCAATAATGGAATACTTTTGGCTTAACACCATATTTATTAATAAATAAAAAAGAATATACAGGGAATACTATGGGATATTTAAACAATTCATCTATTACAGTAGATGCTATTTTAACAAAGAAAGGTCGTGAACTTCTTGCAAGAGGTCGTGACGAATTTAAAATTACGCAATTTGCACTTGCTGATGATGAGATCGATTATGATTTATGGAATCCTGATCATCCATTGGGTACAGCATATTATGGTGTAACAATTGAAAACATGCCAATCATTGAAGCTTTACCAGATGAAACGCAAATGATGAAATATAAACTTGTAACGTTACCAAAGAAAATAACAAGAATCCCTGTTGTTCAAGTAGCGCAAAGAAATATTACATTACAAACTGGAGGAAGAGCTACAATTACTCCAAATACAATTAACTTTTCTCAAGGAAATAGAATATTTGGTTATACTGCAATATTATCTGATTCGGATGCAGCATTCCTGAGAGTAACTAGAAGAGCTTCTAGAAGAGCAAGTATGGCATCAATACCACAATTTATTGGTGATCAAGAAGCGGCACAGTCTGTAACACTTACAGGATTACAGTTCCAAATAATTGCTAAACCACAACCAGCAGCAACTAAAAAAGCTACTATTACAATTGTCGGAAATGAGACAGGTGGTAGAACAACTATACAATTAACTGTAGAGAAACAAGATCTTGAAACTACTCCTGGAGTAGCATTACAAGCACAATAAAAGGGAATAAGAAATGAGAAACTTTCAATACAATGAATATAGAGATCGTTATGATTCCGAATGGGAAGATATAGATAATGATTTGCTTGATAATGATGCTACCGAAGAAGATGAAGAAGAAGACTTTGGTACAGAAATGAGACGTAGACGTAGAAGAAGAAGACGTAGACGAAGAGTTAGAAGAAGAAGACCAAGAAGAAGACGTAGAAGAAGAGTAGTTAGAAGAAGACGTAGAAGAAGAGGTAGAAGAAGAAGAACTACAAGAAGAACTGATCCAAGAAGATTACAAAGATTAGTTAAATCTCAAGCTAGAGCATTAGCAAATAGAATTATTAGAGAACGTGATTTAAAACAATTACGTGCTAGATTTGGTAGAATATTTACATCATTTGATCCAGCAGATGTTATTGAAAATCAACAAGAAACTGTAACTAAAGGTTTATGGTCAAATGGTTTAGGTAATCTAGTTAATATGTTTACATCATCTGATCAAACAGCGACTCAAAAAAGATATTATTATGAGATATTCCAATCAGGATCAGGAGTTGCAGGAGCGCAACCACAGTTTAGTATTGCATGGGGACATGTTGGTGGATCGGGATCTGCAGATGAAGGTGGTCAAGTAAATGATACTCCTTCAAGAGCAATTTATTCTCAATATAGAAACTTGTTATTAGAACCAGGTGATAAAATGTTTACCATTAATGGTGTAGATAATCCAAATTGTTTCTTTGTTAATGTTAATAGAGCAAGATTCAAAGAAAGATTAGATGAAGGTAATATTGAGTTTAATATACAACCATTGAGTGGTAATGGTGTAATGAATAGTGCATTTACTGGATCTCATGTATCAGCATCGACTACAGCACCAGGTAATTCTGGTAATGTTATTAGATTGATTGATGATAGTAAAGTGACTGATACAAGAATAGGCCAGGCAGGTCAAATTTATGCATTGGTATCTGGATCAATTGAAAGAGGTGTACATAATAAAACGAATCCTCATTACTATGGATTATTGTATCCTCAAGTAGGTGTTGCAGTTATTGGTGGTAAAGGAATGAATACGTCAGGATCATTTAATATTGTAACAGGATCAGAAGTGCCAGGAGATAATGCACTTAAATTATTTACAGCAATGTCACATTCAGCAGCAATGTTAACTGATACATCTGGTGATAGATTAGGATTCCAAGCAAGATCATCTGAAAAAGTTAAATCGACTCATTATTTTGTAAGAGTTAAAAATTCAGAATATAACTTCTCAAATAATCCAACCTTTGTAACAGGTTCAAGAGGACAATTTAAGCAAGCATCATTCTTATTTGATCCTAAAGTATATGTTACTTCAATTGGAATGTATAATAATAGAAGAGAGTTATTAGCAGTTGCTAAACTAAGCAAACCATTATTGAAATCGTTTACTAGAGAAGCATTGATTAAAGTTAAATTAGACTTCTAATAAATTGAATCTATTATAATTCAGCTATATTTAAAACTCTCTTATATTTATAATATATAAGGGAGTTTTTTATTTAAGGACGAGAACAAATGCCATATCCAGGAGTATTTAAGCCAATTAAAAAAGGCAATTTTAGAGTATCACCATTTCAAGTAAATAAGCAATGGTCGATTAATAATGCTAGTTATAGTAGTAGTGGCTACACATTGCAACAAGCTGTATTTAGAAAAGGAATAACTCCAATTGGTACTACCACATTATCAACATATGGACAAAACTATGGAACGGCTGGAACGGTTCAACATATATCAAACTTTTATGGAGCCGATAACGATCCAATTAACACTTATGATCAATCATTTCAACATGTAATATGGCATTCGGTAAATCATAAATATTATAAATTTCCATATGATCCTGCAAACAACTTAGGAGCATCAAATAGAAATACAATTGAAAAGCGTTTATTTTTATCTGCATCTAATTTTACTATACCATATTTCAAAGTAGGAGAATCAATAAAACCAGGATCTCTTAAGGTAACAGATACTTCAAATGATTTTATATTAAATGATGATAGAAAAGGTAATTTACGTGATAGTTTAATTACATCACAAAGCTTTGCAACAGCTAGTAACTTGGTAGGGTACTGGGGGTTTAACGAAGAATTTAAGAAGTTTAAATATAACTATGGATATCATTCCAAGGATATTGTCTTTGAAAGTAATGCCTATGAAGTTGATGTTAAATCACAAGTAGAAAATACAGGATTCTTTCCAGGTATTAAAACAACAGGAGGATTTGCATCAGCATCAGGAATCCAAGCTGTTTTTGATGGATCATCATATATAAAAACTGATGCATATAAAGCATTGAACTTTGATAAAGATGATGAGTTTGCAATATCATTTTGGTATATGGGAAATATAAGTCAGTCAATATCTTCATCAAATGCTAATTCATTGATAACAAAACGAGGTGTTAATGATAAATTAGTATTAAATAAAAAGACTCGTAAAAGAGAAGTTGTAGAAGAAGATAGAACATTAACTAGATATCCATTTGATATAGAAGTATTAAATCAAGATGCAGGAGTAACCGAAAATGGAAAGATAAGATTCAGGAGAAGTGATGGTGTAATAACATATTCATCAGCATCAGCAACTCAATTTACAGGAAGCCAGTTTCATATAGTAGCACAAAAATCTGGTTCTTATTTAGAACTATGGGTTGATGGAACAAGAGAAATAAAATCATTAGATTCAGTACCAGGTGAAGTATTAAATTACAGTAAACTTATGTTTGGATCAATGAATAGAAACTTACATAATGCATTATCAGGATCAGTAGATGAAGTAAGAATATATAATTACGGTCTCAGTGAAACAGCAATAAAAAGTTTAGCAAACAATCATTTCTTATCTGGATCAGCATATCAAACAAGCGTGGCAGGAAATGTATTTTATAAATCAGGACAAGTTGTCATTTCAAGTCCAATGCCAAAATATCAGAAAGCCTTAGGACAAGGAGGTAATGATACAAATGCAATATGGGGTGTTGATTATAAAGGAACTCATACTATATATGAAAATGAAGTATTAGTTGAAGTGCCTGCAGGACATAGTAATGTATCAATGAATCCAACTGCATTACAAAGAGCAAATACAGATAGACTAAAAAAAGAATTTACAGGATCATTAACTCCTTATATAACAACAATAGGGTTATATAATAATGATGCTCAGTTACTTGCGATTGGAAAATTAGCACAACCAATAGCAAAAAGATCAGATGTAGACATGAATTTCATTGTTAGGTGGGATTATTAGATATTTATATTAAATAAGGGAATAGGTTATGCCAAGAGCAAATATTACAAAAACACCTCCAAAAGGTGCAATTAGATTTTCACTCTCTTTGTCAGAAGAACAAAAAAAATCTAAAACACAAATTTTAAAACATCCATATAATTTTGTTGTAGGAAAAGCTGGTTCAGGTAAAACATTATTAGCTGTACAGGTAGCATTAGACATGTTTTTCAAAAAACAAATTAATAAAATAATAATTACCAGACCAACAATTTCCACAGAAGATAACGGATTCTTACCAGGTTCTGAAAGAGAAAAAATGGAACCTTGGTTAGTACCAATTAGATCTAATATGAGAAAGGTTTATAATAAGCCAGTAATATTAGAAAGAATGGAAAAGGATGAATCTATAGAATTAGTTTCTCTTGCACATTTTAGGGGAAGGACATTTGATAATGCAGTTGTAATTGTAGATGAATTTCAAAATCTATCTAGATCACAATTAGCAATGGCCATTGGTAGATTAGGTAAAGATTCTAAAATGATATTTTGCGGAGATTCATATCAGATAGACCTAAAAGATAAGAATTGGTCAGCATATCATGATATGGCAAAATTGGCCAATTCAAAATATGTATTTAAAACAGTATTAGAAGATAGTCATCGACATGATGCAATAGACGATCTTCTAGAATTATTAAACGGATATCATTAATATGGCATGGAGAAATAAAAGTAAATTGCGTGCAAATGCAATTAAACATGGTTATAGAAGTGGATTTGAACACAAAGTATCAGATCAACTTAAAGAAAATAAAATTAAGTTTGAATACGAAACTACAGTAATACCATATATCAGACCAGAAACTAAACATACGTATACAATTGATTTTACATTACCTAATGGAATATTAGTTGAAACAAAAGGAAGATGGGTAGCAGAAGATAGAAAAAAACATTTACTTATTAAAAAACAACATCCAAATCTAGATATAAGAATAGTATTTATGTCTGGTAAAACAAAAATTAGAAAAGGTTCAAAAACTACATATGGATCGTATTGTGATAAGCATGGAATTCCATGGGCTGAAAAAACAATTCCATCTTCATGGTTTTCTGAAAAATAATTAGGTTATTCGAAATATTTTTGTTATATTTCTATACATGACGAATTTTAAATTACTCACATTAATAGAAACTGTCTTAGGCAAGGGCAGATCAACAAATAAAGGCAATGTAGCCTTTCATTGTCCATTTTGTCATCATAACAAGAAAAAGTTAGAAGTTAATATAATATCTCAACATTGGCATTGTTGGGTCTGTAATGCTGCAGGCAGAAAAATAATTACATTATTTAAAAAATTAAATGTAGAACGATCTAAGATATCAAAATTATTTGAGTATATAGAAGAAACAGAATATAAACCAAAGGTTACAACAACAAATACAGAAGCTGTTGAATTACCTGCAGAATTTCGTCCATTATGGAAATTAGATATCAAATCACCAGCATATAGGAATGCAATTTATTATCTTAAAAAACGAGGAGTTACAATTCATGATATATTAAAATATAGAATTGGGTATTGTAGAAAAGGACCTTATTCAGGTAAAATAATAATTCCAAGTTATGATGCAAATGGTGTATTAAATTATTTTGTAGGAAGAGCATATTATGAAGATGATACATTTAAGCATAAGAATCCATATGTATCAAAAGATATTGTAGGATTTGAATTACACGTAAATTGGAATTATCCAGTATGTTTAGTAGAAGGAGCATTTGATGCAATTGCAATTAGGCGTAATGCAATTCCATTATTTGGTAAAACTATTCCAGATCAATTGAAACATAGAATTATAGAAAATAACGTAAAAACAATTTATATATGTCTTGATAAAGATGCAAGAAAACAAGCAATTGAAACTGCAGAATATTTTATGGCAAATGGTGTCGATGTATATTTTGTAGATTTACAAGAAAAAGATCCAAGCGATGTAGGGTTTGGAAAAATAAATAACATATTAGCTAGTACAGAAAAACTAACATCTGAATGGTTAATGGAACAAAGAATAATGGGAATATGATAAATAAAATATATCACATAGCAGATGTACATATTAGAAACGTAAAACGACATAAAGAATATAGAGAAGTATTTAAACGATTATATTCATATATAAAAAAGACAAAAACAGATGAAGATGTAATATATGTGGCTGGAGATATAGTACATGCTAAAACAGATATGTCACCTGAACTAATTGATATAACCTCAGAATTTTTTACAAACCTTGCAGATATCTTACCTACTATTGTAATTTTAGGTAATCATGATTGTAATTTAAATAATAATTTTAGGTTAGATGCATTAAGTCCAATCGTTAGAGCCATAAATCATAAGAATATACATTATCTCAAAGATAACGGAATATATAAGGTTCAAGGAGTACACTTTAACGTTATGGGGGTCGATGAAAAACCAATAAATTATATAAATGCATCTGATTTTGAAGGAGATTATAAAATTGCATTACATCATGGTTCAGTACATAACGCATCAACAGATGCAGGATTTACATTAAGTAACACACATGTAACTACTGATATGTTTATTGGTCATGATTTAGTATTATTAGGAGATATTCATAAACCACAATATCTAGATATTGATAAGACAGTTGCATATGCTGGTTCTTTAATACAACAAAATCATGGAGAGGTATTAGGCCATGGAATTATGGTATGGGACTTAAAAACAAAAAAATCAGAATTTGTTGAAATTAAAAATGACTATGGATATTATACATATGAAATAGATAATGGTAAGATTACAAACCCAAATTCAAAAGTTCCTAAAAAGCCTAGACTTAGATTAAAAGTTAAAGATACAGATTCTGGAACATTAAAACAAATAATTGCAGATATCAAATCAAAATATAAAGTACAAGATATTACAATACAAAGAATAAATGCAATTAATACCACAGATGCAAAGAATAAAATAAATTTTGGAAATGTTCGTGATGTAGAATGGCAAAATAATGTTATAACAGAATACCTTTCAGATGAATTTGCACTCGATGATAATTTATTAGATACTATTAGACATATTAATAGGACAGTTCATAGTAAGTTACCAACAAATACCTTAACAAGGAATATATCATGGCAACCTAAGAAGTTTGAATTTTCAAATATGTTTAGTTATGGAGAAGATAATTTAATTGATTTTACAAACATGAATGGTACATATGGATTATTTGCACCAAATGCATCTGGTAAATCAACTTTGTTAGATGCATTAGCATTTACTTGTTTTGATAGATGTAGTCGTACTAAAAAAGCAGTTCATGTATTAAATAATAAAAAATCTAGATTTGCATGTAAATTTGAATTTGAACTTGGTAAATATACTTATTTTATTGAACGTATCGGAAAGAAGAATAATAGAGGACATGTTAAAGTAGATGTAAATTTTTGGAGAATAGATAAATCAGGAGCAGAAGAAAACCTAAATGGAGATCAGAGAGATTCTACTAACAAAAATATAAGACAGTATTTAGGATCTTATGAAGATTTTGTATTAACTGCATTATCTTTACAAAATAATAATACTGGCTTTATTGATAAAACTCAAAGAGAAAGAAAAGATTTATTATCACAGTTTTTAGATATTGATATATTT